GGGCAGGCGGTTGCACTGCCTGTTGCGTCCCTTTGGACGATCAGAAACCGCCCCCAGGCCTTACGGCCTTCCCCCGCTAATGTGCGGGGGCCCAACGGAGTTTCAGTGTGACTGCTCCGTGCAGTGCTATGCGATCTAACGACAAGCTACACCAATCGTCGAAAGAGCTACCCAGTATATCGGGCTTGCTCTCCAAACGGAGGAAAGCTTTCGTTAGCGCGGCGTAATCTTCCAGTTCATCTGTGCGATAAACGGGCTCTGCCACCAATCCTTTAATTTCAAAGGAGTGGAAATCTTCGTGATATCGCATTCTGGAAATCTTTCGATTCCAGAACCCAACAACACTTGGACTCAGAAAAGAATTACGCCCAAGTAACGGACTGAACTCAGAGACGTAGGGCAAAATCCCTACGACTTTCTCCACCTTGTGAAAGATGGACTGGGCAGTCGACCAATAACCCTTCTTGTAGAAGTGGTTAGCGGCCGCCACCCACGAGATCAATTCCGAAGCTTGTTGCCTGTTTTTAGGACACTGTTCAGTGACATACGTAGGTGTAACCTCGTACCCACCGAAAGCGTCAACACCACATGACTCTCTAAAGCTTCCGCAATAGAAAGTCTTACTGGAGTTCACCTTGCAATTGTACTTTTGCAGGTGATCAAAAACAGCATCCGCATAAGTCGACGGGACGATTAAATCGTCACCGTAAACATAGACCATTCTAGAAACTTCAAAAATGTTTCTAGCGGTCTCAGGAAGGTTCTGTGCCCTGAGTAAGGCGACTACACAAATAGTGTAGAAGTACATCGCCTCAACAGGAAAACAGAGAGCACTACCCATGGAAGCAAACTTCTCTAATGGACCGACAAGTCGGCCATCAGGGAGTTGCGCCATTGTCGAACGACATGAGTCAATAGCATCCCGAAGATCGGGATTACTATCGAACATTCTCAAAGCTAAATGTCGCGGAACGCGATCACTAGCATCTGAGAGATCGATCGTTGCTAATCGACCATCAATCGACGATTTCATTGCGAGCCTTTGATTCACGACTTGGTCACGGAAATTTATGTGACCATGGGTGAAACGATGCTTTTCAAGGCGGCTTACTAGCTCATCCTTGATCGCCTGTTGTGCATATTGTACACAACAGGGCTCAATTGCAATGATACGGGGACTTTTTAGAGTTTTTGGAACAGCGACAACCTTTACAGGTAGTTCTTGTTCCACTGGTACAACGGTAATACTATCGAGCTCCTCAGAATCGGATTCGATACCCATAGGGTATGCGTTTCCAATAAGAGGGAAATAAGGCTCGAGCCGCTCGTACCAGAACCGCCAACGATATTTGTCGTTTCCGGCAAATTTGTCAGCGGTGGCCCCAGGACCATGTTTACATAGTAAATCAGCTACGTTAAAATCACGTAGTAGATCACTATATAGCATAAAAGAGACAGCAGTAAAACTGCTATCGTCTTCAGATGGGACCGAAAACTCCTTAAAAAGAAGCTCTGTACCAATGAACTGTTGTAGCGCCGATTGCGTTCTTTTGGGAGCGCATTCGATCCGTATCTTTTTGAAAGTAAGGCAGATCTGCCTAACTCCTTCAATAAGAGTAGGATAATCACTACAATCCACTCCTGAAATCTTGGAGTATGGGTTCATATTTGTACATCCTTCCAGTCTCACGGTCAAAGATTTGACTGATCATACCTTGCAAAAATGCAGGGATTGATCCATGTTTCTCGAATCGAAAACCCGAGAAATCATGAGGGTCAACAAACCCAAACGCCAACGCCTTTTCAAAGGCTTGGCAGAACTTGGGCAGGGATATCGTCAAAAACGACATTCCCTCATCTTTGACCCGTGACCTGATAGTTTCTAGGTCACGTAAATCAGAGACATCAGCGGTACACTTCATGGTGGCGTCTCTATAGACAGCCTCCATGATCTCTAAGTAGTCACTTACGTTGCTTTTCAAAGTCACCTCCTATATAGGGGGCCAACTTTCAAGCCACGTATGTCTACCTACACCGATGCCCAAACGGGCATCGATACAATCGATACCCACAGTAAAACTCAACTGACATAGAACTACCCACTTAATTGTGAATGCGTTCTAGAAACAGACTCTTCTTGGTCCGGCGTCGACACCTTAGCTTTTAGCTTTGCTGTCGTCGTATTGAACTCAAGATCAATGCGGGCTTTTGGCTCGCCTTGGTTGAGAAACTCTAATACTATCGGAATGATAGTAAGAAAGAGCGAAATCAACGAGTAAGTCGAGATTTTAACTCTCGACTTGGCGGACGTAACCATAATGGTTATCTCCTTTCTGTCAAAATTCAGATTACGGAAATGGAGTCTTACGACTCCTGACCGAAAATCTTGCCAGTTGAAGTGGTGTCAATCCAGCCCTCAAGGGCTGCCATCAACTGATCCACCTGCGTTACGGTGAAGCCGACCAAAGGTCGGTCAACAACGAAGTAGATGGACAGTGTCTCGTAGTCGTTAACAGCTGTTAACGGGTCCGGGACGACGGCGATCTGGTCTACTCGGACCATGGATCTAACTCTTTGGTTAGAACCTTTTCCGGCCGGGATATGCGAGATGGTCATTGTAAATGTACCATCCGCTTTACGATAGATGGATTTTTGTCCATCAGTCGTAACTCTCGGCATAGACTGTGCGACCGAATTGACTGTAATCGATTGTGGATCGGAGAACATAGTGGTTGACCCTTTCTGAGAAGAACGGAGTTAACCTAGACCGATCTTGTGATATCGTTCATTTTATCACAGGACTTTGTTTAAGATCTAGGTAGATAGATATTGGGTGGCCTATCCATTTCTGGATATGCCTAAAGCTCCCAATATCGCTAATTGACGCGGGGTTAAAGCATCCCACGTCAGGCTAAACCCATACGGACTACTAGTACCCTTACGCTCTTTGGACTCAATTTCTTTCGTCCAAGAGAGCGACAGATCACCAGAATGATGAAACGGGAGCTTTTGCTCCAAAATTCGTTTGGTCACCTGGTGCTGTGTAAGGTATAAGTAGTGGCAGATGACTGAATCGACGGCCATATCTGTTAGGAGATCAATATGATCGCTAACGTTTGTGAACCAGTCGATTAGCCATGTCCAAGGAGTTGCTCTCCAGATATTCGACGGGGTAATCCTGAGGCCATACATAGTCAATTGACGTTGTATGGCAAACCAGGCCGAGTTATACTCGTTTAACCCTGTGTCGAATTCAGGACGGTAAAATGAGAATCGCCCCGAGGCACGAACTTGTGTTTCCACAACTTCGCGAACCTCGTAGGTAGGACTCATTGAAAAGAAATTAGCATGCAGAACTGGGTTGATAATCATCCCAGAACCACTTTTGCTAATATCCTTAATTTCCGTCTTGATATCTAGAATGGAGGCCTGCCGTCTTGTCGGTTTGCCGTTACGCTGAGACATATGTTTCATGTAACGGTCCGATCCGTGATACGAGGCATAAAGTTGCCTAAGATCACTCAAGAACGGTACCCATCCGAATTGCTCGTTAAGGAATTGATCAGCAAGCCTTTTTGGGCTCATGATCCCATCCGAAACAGACCCGCCCATGGATTTCCATATTTGATGGAAGCCCTCGGCGGTCTGCTTAAGCATACGGGGTAAATCCCGGAGCTCAGCGAGTGAGACGAATGCGTTGGATCTTTCGATCCTCGGCTTAGTCATAGACCAAGCCTTGCCTTCATAGCCACTAATCGCAGGGATAAGAGTCGAAGTCGTCACTAAGGCAGTAACTGGGTTAGAAACCTCAGCTCCTCCTATTGACGATTCGCCTGGGGGTCCAAAACCCCCTACGTACTTCTGCCAAGAGGCTTGATTACTATCAAGCATTCGCAGATACGTTCCGTCCCCCTGTGCCGCATAAGGCGACACGCGCTTGATATGCAGGTGTTTAAACGGACCTCCGCTACGATAAGGGGGGCCTGCGTGGACTTCGTCCGCGCAGACTTCACCCTCAGAGTAGTTGAGATTAAGGTTAGCAGTAAAAGTCTGATTAGGACTTGGATGCCATCCTTTAATGTTGGTATTCCAGGGATACATTTTCCCTAGAGGTACAACACCACTCCTCTTATGAGGAATGATCCGTGACCTGGTTCGAGAGCGTGGTAGTGACATAGTTC